TGCAACAGCGCACACCCAACTGCACTGGGTCCTAACTTCAGCAACGTGCCAACTACGGCAGCTGACCTGAATGAGACCTCGCTGGAGCAGGGCATTATCGATGTCGCTGGTTTCACCGACGAACGTGGCTTGAAGGTCGCTCTGACCGTCCGCCGCATGATCATTCCTAAGGAACTGCAATTTACCGCAGAACGCCTGATGAAATCGACCCTGCGTACCGGAACAGCAGATAACGATATCAATGCTGTCAAGTCGATGGGCATGGTTCCCGAAGGTTACTTCGTTAACCACTTCCTGACCGATCCAGACGCATGGTTCCTGATGACCGATGCGCCTAACGGCTTGAAGATGTTCCAGCGTTCCGATATCAAGACTGCCTTCGAAGGCGACTTTGATACTGGCAACGTTCGTTACAAGGCCCGTGAGCGTTATTCGTTCGGCTGGTCAGATCCCCGTGCAATTTGGGGTTCGGAAGGCTACACCCCAGCCTAATGGGGGAAACGAGAAAAGGGGGCTTCGGCCCCCTTTTCTTTTACTGGCAATAGTGTATATTCAACGTATTCCGGGACTTTTCCGGCATATCTGATAGACCCGGCTGACGACATGCAGACAGATATGCTTTAACTCGCATGTGAGGATATCAACATGGCAAATACTACCTTTAACGGTCCAGTACGTTCGGAAAATGGTTTTCAATCCATCACTGTAGCTCCAAGTACAGGCGTTGTTACTGTTAACGCTACTTTCGGTGCTACTACTGCTGTTACCAAACTGTCGTACACCGCCCAAACACACCCAACAACTGCGGCAATTAACGCCACAGCAACAGCTACCGCCGCACAAGTTGCAACCGGCTACATCACTTCCACTTCCGCTGCTGCCACCACCATCACGTTGCCTACTGGCACCCTGCTCGGTGCCGCTATTGGTGCGGTTAGAGGCACAGTTTTAGAGTTGTATGTCGATAACACCGCTGGTGCAAACACAGTGACTATGGCAGTAGCTACTAACGGCATCCTGTCCAGCGCCGCTGCTGATACTCCCGGAAGTTTTGGTGACTTGACAATCGCCGCGGGTGCAACGGGTCTTGCCCGCTTCACCATCATGTTCTCCAGCGCAACGGCCTACGTGTTTTCCCGTACTGCCTAATTAGGAGTTTGCCATGGCTTACATGAGCGATTTACAGAGTACGTACCGCACGACAGATGGGGCTATTTTTACTGGCCGCACCCGTATCAAGGCGATATATGTATCGCCTGATACGGGAGTTGGATCGGTAAAGATTACTGATGGTAATGGTGGAACTACTCTTTACAGAATAGATGTTCCTGCGGGCAGTAGCGCTATTTACATGTCGCTGCCGGAGGACGGTATTTTGTTTAAAAACGGTGCGTATGCTGACTTAACAACTGTTATTTCGGCAACATTCTTCTGGGCATAAGGGGCAGATCATGATGATGAAAATGAACAAAAAGCGTAAGAAATCGGGCATGTCGATGGATAAAGGCATGAAAATGGCCAAATCCACTAAAAAGGGCATGGCGGGCGATGACATGTACAGCATGGACTCTATGCCTATGTCAAAAATGGGTGGCGGCATGATGGGCTATGCCAAAGGTGGCGCAGTCAATGCTCACAAAAAGATGGCTATGGGCTATGCCTCAGGCGGTATGGTTGAGTCCCGTGGCAATGGCGCAGCACGTGGCAAGAAGACCCGTATCTGCTAAGTCATGCCTAAAAAGCGTGAAAAGCCGATAGCTACCTCGGTCAAGTCGGGCAATTTTCGCCCGACAAAGGCCGGGGCGGGTATGACCAAGCAGGGAGTCGCTGCGTATCGCCGGGCAAATCCGGGGAGCAAGCTCCAAACTGCGGTTACAGAAGATAAGCCCTCAGGGGCACGTGCGGAGCGCCGTAAGTCGTATTGTGCGCGTAGTGCGGGCCAGATGAAACAGTTTCCTAAAGCAGCGGCAGATCCTAATAGCCGGTTGCGACAGGCCAGAAAACGGTGGAAATGCTAAATGGAAATGGTACTGTGGAACGCGCTTTTATCCTTTTTAATCGCGGTATGTGGATGGATTGTTCGTGAAAAATCGGCAGAACTTCAGCGTATTCAAATCTTGTTGAATCGTACGCGGGAGGAGATTGCCAAGGAATATGTGACAAAAACAGAAGTTCATGCGGATATTAATCGGGTGTTGGATCGCCTTGATCGATTAGATGCAAAAATTGATCGCTTGATGGAGACAAAAAATGCCAGCTAAAAGCGCCAAACAGAAGAAATTGATGGACGCAGCGGCGCATAATCCAGTTTTTGCGAAAAAGGTTGGTATTCCTACTAAGGTTGCCAAGAAGTTTAGTCGCACCAGCAAAGGAATGGAGTTCCAAAAAGGTGGTACGGTTAATCGCGTAGGAGATGCAGTTACTCCTAGTCGCCGTGATCCTGATATTGGCAAAATGATCAAAGAGGTTAAAACACCTAATGTCAAGCATAGTGGAAAAGCAGGGCTGAACCAAAACAGATTTGGGGGCTCGAAGGGCACACGTTATGCTTCTGGTGGCATGGCAAAAAAGAGCAAAGGATGCTAAATGGCAACCTCAGGAACAACAACCTTTAATCTGGAATTTGATGACCTGATTGAAGAGGCATATGAGCGTTGCGGTCTTGAAAACCGCGATGGCTATGACATGAAGACCGCCCGTCGGTCTTTGAATCTGTTGTTTCTTGAATGGGCTAACCGCGGGTTGAACCTGTGGACGATTGAGCAGCGGCAGGTATCTATGGTATTTGGTCAAGCTGAGTACACGCTTCCATTAGATACGGTCAATGTGCTTTCTGCGGTTATCCGCACAGGAACAGGTCAAACTCAGCAGGATATTACGATTGATCGTATTAGCCAAAACGAGTACCTACATCTTCCAGATAAAAACACACAAGCGCGTCCTGCTCAGTACTATGTGCAGCGCACTACTTCCCCTAAATTGTTTGTTTATCCTGCGCCGGATAACACGGAGCCTTACATCTTTCGCTACTACGCCGTTCGTCGTATAGAAGACGTAGGAGCGTATACAAATACTTCGGATGTGGTGTTTCGGTTTTTGCCGTGCCTTGCAGCAGGGCTTGCTTACCACTTGTCGCTTAAAAAGGCTCCGGATCGCACAGTTATGCTGAAACAGTTGTATGAGGAAGAATTTACACGCGCAGCACAGGAAGACAGGGACATTGCGAGTGTGTATTTGACGCCAGATTTGGGGTACTGATATGGCGGGATATGCAGTTGGAAAAGCTTCGCAAGCCATCTGCGACAGGTGTGGGCAGCAGTATTACCTGAAAGAATTAAAGAAGGAGTGGACAGGGTTCAAAGTTTGTCAGGAGTGCTACGAACCAAAGCACCCACAACTCGAGCCTAAACGTGGGATAAATGAACCAATTGCGGTTTATGAGCCCCGTCCAGATGGAGTGCAAACAGTATTGGTTTCAGTGTGGAACGGTGGTGATTCCACAATTGCATCGATAGGTATGCGTCCGGCTCCGATAGCAAAGGCATTGAATGGTAATGGTATGTTGGGTACAGTAACGGTGACTATTACATGAACTACTCAGAACTCACAACTGCGGTGAAATCGTATCTCCAGAACGACTTTAGTTCTACGGAGATGGGCACCTTTGTGAAACAAGCAGAACAGAGAATCTACAACTCCATCCAGTTTTCTTATTTAAGAAAAAACGTGACGGGGACGTTGACTACAAATAACAAATACCTTTCCGCTCCTGCTGATTTCCTGTCCGTTTATTCTATGGCGGTAGTTAAGGCTAATGGCGAGTACCAGTACTTAATTAACAAAGATGTAAACTTTATTCGTGAGGTTTACCCTTCTCCCACTAGCACAGGGTTGCCAAAATACTACGGTATATTTGGCCCAACAGTAGTGACTTCTACCATAACGGATGAGTTGAGCTTTATTGTGGGCCCCACCCCAGATTCAGGGTATGCAATAGAACTTCATTACTATTATTATCCAGAGTCAATTGTAGATGCGGGTACCTCGTGGCTTGGGGACAATGTGGACTCTGTTTTGTTATATGGCGCTCTGGTAGAGGCGTATACTTTCTTAAAAGGTGAGCAGGACTTGGTAGCACTATATGATACCAAGTACAAAGAAGCATTAATGCTTGCGAAACAGCTTGGCGATGGCAAGCAGCGCGGGGATATGTATCGTGATGGTCAAGTCAAGTATCCGGTGAAATAATGGCAATTACGCAAACATGGACCACCAGTTTTAAAAGGCAGCTTCTTTTAGGAGAGCATGACCTTGATACAGACGTACTGAAGATAGCGTTATACACAAGCGCTGCTGTGTTGGGTCCGGATACCACGGTATATGTTACCGCAGGTGAGTCCTCTGGGGCGGGGTATACAGCCGGTGGGAATACCTTGACTAATGTCACGGTATTGAGTGGTGATGGGATTGCTTATGTGGACTTTGACAATCCTACTTGGGCAGGGGCGTCCTTTACAGCAAGAGGGGCTTTGATTTATAACTCATCCAAATCAAATAAGGCAATGTTTGTTTTGGATTTTGGGACAAACCAGACAGCGGTCAATGAGAATTTTGTTATTGACCTACCTGCTAATAATCCAACATTTGCCATTATTAAATTGACCTAAGAGGTAGTCATGAGCACAAAAGAGAAATCCAACGTAGCTGATACCGTAGGCGCTACGGTTATTGCTGGTGGTGGTATGAGAGAAGGCGCTGGCGCATCCGGTGTATATACCGTAGTGTGTATCGGTGCTGATGGCGTTGAGAAGTGGCGCGACACGTTCCCCAATCTGGTGGTCAACTCCGGACTGAAGCTGATGAACGACACCTTCTTCGCTGGCAGTGCCTATACCGCTCTTTGGTATCTGGGCTTGATTACCGGCCCCGGATCGGGCACATCGTTCTCTGCGTCGGACACCATGTCTTCGCACCTTGGTTGGACGGAAGATACAACTTATTCCAACGCTAACCGCCCAACAGTGACGTTTGGTACCGCTACGCTGGCTGATCCATCGGTGATTGCAACGACTGCAACTTCGTTCTCGATTAATGGTGCGACAACTGTGGCTGGTGCGTTTCTGACCACTAACAACACCAAGGGTGGTACAACCGGTACGCTGTTCTCGGCAAGTGACTTTACTGGCGGCGACCGTATTTTGGCCTCTGGCGATACACTGAATGTGACGTACACCTTCACTCTGGAAGCACCGTAATGGGAGTAGGGCATGGCGCTTGTTCTTGCAGATCGCGTTAGAGAGACCACGACCACAACCGGTACAGGCACAGTCACGCTTGGCGGAGCCGTCGTTGGCTTTCAATCTTTTGCTGCTGTTGGCAACGGCAACGTCACCTATTACACCATCGCAGGTCAGGGCACTTCCGAGTGGGAAGTGGGGATAGGCACATACACATCAAGCGGCACGACATTAAGCCGGGATACGGTTCTCTCCTCCAGTGCGGGGGGTACGACCAAGGTGACTTTTTCTGCGGGAACCAAGGATGTGTTTGTGGTGTATCCGTCCGAACGTGCTGTGTATTACAACGCCGCAAACGAGCCGCCATTTGACCCGGCAGGAACGGCAGTGGCTTTATCCAGAGCTTTGGGTTAGCAAAATGGCAAATACATTCAAATCAAATTTAAGCAAGAACGTCGGCGCATCACCGGCGACTATTTATACGTGCCCAGCTTCTACACAGACCACGCTGATCGGTTTATCAGTTGCGAATACAACGACCTCACCCATTACCACGGATGTGTACATCACCAGATCGGCAGTTAATTACTATCTGATTGAGACCGCTGTAGTGCCGGTAGGCGGTTCGCTGGTGGTTGTGGGTGGCGACCAGAAGGTGGTGTTAGAGCCCTCTGACGTATTGGTTGCGGTTACTAGCGCTGCTTCTTCAGCAGATGTTGTCTGCTCGTTGTTGGAGATAACGCCGTGAGTTATATTGGCTCAACTCCAACGACACAGAGCTTTATCGCCGGAACGGATTCGTTCAATGGCACGGGTTCGGCTACAAACTTTACACTGACTCGTTCGGTCAACTCAACCAACGACATCCAAGTCGTGGTCAACAACGTGGTGCAGTACCCACCGAATTACTCGGTGTCTGGGACTACGCTGACAATCTCCCCGGCTCCGTCTGCTGGTACGAACAACGTCTACGTGCGGTATTTAAGTACGACGCTGCAAAGTATTACGGTTCCCGGTGGTTCTACGGTTGTTGGCAACTTTAGTGTAACAGACCGTTTGGGCGTGGGAACAGCTTTTCCAATACGAACATTGACCGTTTCACAGCCTACTTCGCCTGAATTTGTTTTACAAGAATCGTCCGGTGCAACCAATGCAAAAAACTGGAGAATTTTTAATTCCAGTAATACGTTAATAATCGGTACATTAAATGATGCTGGTACTTCTGGTTCGGACTGTGCAACTATCACATCCGCTGGCAACATAACAACCACCGGCACCCTTACCACAGCATCAAGGGGTATTGCACAAGCGTCTGTGCCCGCAGGTTCAGTGCTGCAAGTTACGTGGACAAACTGGGCTGGCAGCTACACAGCAACGTCCAGTACAAATGTGGATTTCACAGGGTTTAGCGCGACGTTCACCCCGTTGTTTTCTACCAGTAAGGTATTGATTATTGTGTCGGCTGGCATAAATATTATTTGTGACGGTATTATTTATATAAAACGTAACGGGTCAATAGTCAAAGACAATTGGTTTGGTTCGAGTAGGCAAGACGATCAGTACGATTACCCACAAGCGACACAAACATATCTGGATAGCCCCGGCACTACATCCACTGTGACATATCAAATGGGTGGAAGGTCAGGAGGGTGTAGTAACACTATTCGTTTCGGGGCCTCTGACAACTCTTCAAGTATTTTGTTTATGGAGATTGCAGCATGAGTTATCGTGGTGGAGTTCTTGAGGCGATCAAATCACTACAGTCGTATGCGTCTTTTGGGTTGAGGGATAACGACTACGACACGCTTGAATGGTTTGATGATCCGGCAGTTGTGCCTATTCCAACACGGGAAGAAGTTGAGGCAGAGCACGAGCGTCTGAAGGCGAAGTACGAGGCTGAAGAATATCGACGCAAGCGCGCAGAAGAATATCCACCGATTGGTGACCAGCTTGATGCGTTGTGGAAAGGCGGCGCTGCCGCTGAAGAAATGTTAGCGACCGTAATGGCTGTGAAAGCCAAGTATCCGAAACCGGAGTAAGTAATGGCAATCGACAAGATATCCAGCGCGGGGATTGATACTGGCGGTGTGGCTTCGACCAACCTTGCTTCTGGCGTTCCGACGAGGGCGCAGTTGCCTATTGGTTCTGTGTTGCAGGTTGTCCAAGCCCAAACTAACTCAAGTATTGCAACGACCAACCAATCAAACACAGCGTCTGGTTTTATTGCAAGTATTACGCCGACAAATTCCTCCAGCAAAATTTTAATAATGGTAAACGGCGGGAATTACTTTAACGATTCAGACAACAGGGAAGTATGGACATTTATGTATCGCCAAATTGCAGGGGGAGGGTATTCGGCGCTTCTTTCTGGAAACATTGCCGATCTTTCTGGAGCGTATGGCGCTGTGGTAAGGTCGGCACACTCAATCTGTCTTCTTGATTCTCCCGCCACAACAAGTCAAATAGATTACCAGCCGTATTTTAGACCTAATAGCGGTGGCACTGCGTATTTTAATGCAGCAACTCCTTATGTGACTATGACATTATTGGAGATCGCAGGATGAATAAACAAAAAGCTATCTTTAAACTCTATCCGCAGATTGTCACCATTCGTGGCGATGTGGCCTATGATGCAGACGATAACGTGGTTGAGTACGACGCTGCGCTGGTGGATGCCGAGATCGCTAAAACAGAATACCAGCGCCAACGCGCAGCAGAATACCCGCCCGTTACAGACTATATTGATGGCGTAGTAAAAGGCGACCAAGCGCAGATTGATGCGTACATTGCAGCCTGTCTTGCAGTAAAAGCGAAGTATCCGAAACCGGAGCAATAATGTCATACATCGGCGCACAACCAACTACCGGCTCGTTCCCGTTCGATCAGTTCAGCGGTAACGGATCAACTACGGCTTTCACGCTGACCTATGCGCCAGCAAGTACGACTTCGATCATCGTAGCGATTAGCGGTGTGGTGCAGAACCCGAACCTGTACTCAGTCATTGGCACAACGATTACATTCTCACCTGCTCCACCGACGGGCACGAACAACATCTCGGTGCTGTATTTGGGCTTGCCTGTCATTGGCGTATCGTCACCGGGCAACACGGCGTACTTCTCATCGACTTCGTTTACAGCAACTGCAAGTCAGACTACGTTTACCCCAAGCGGTAGCTACCAAGTAGGATTTATCAACGTCATCCGTAACGGCTCCCAGCTTGCCCCTGCTGACTACACAGCAACAAACGGAACGACGGTAGTACTGAACAACGCTTGCACGGCGGGTGACATCGTAGTCATCGAGGTCTATACCCTAACGTCTATCTCAAACGCATTACCCTTGACGGGCGGCACAGTCACTGGGGCTAGTACATTTAATGCGGGCGTAAATCTTGCAGTTAGTAGCGGCAACGTGGGGATTGGGACGAGTTCGCCAAGTGCTTTTGGTGGCGTTAACTTGCAAGTGCAAAATTCATCGCTTGCTTCAATTCTTTGGAGTAACGGAACGATCACTGGACAACTTCTTTGTTCGTCCGGCGCTGAAGTGACTGTTGGGTCAAGGTCAAACCACCCGCTGCGCTTTGGAACTAACGACACCGAACGCGCCCGTATCGATACCAGCGGTAACGTGGGGATAAACAATACAAGCCCCGCGCAATACGCCACAAGCGGTAAAGTAGTAAACATCACAGGAACTGCGAACAATAGTGGTCCAGCAAACTTATTTATGCCGGGGTCGTCTACCCAAACGGGTGCGGGTTACGCGTCTACTGAAGTTTTTGCTGTTAGCAGCATAACAAGCGCCACAGAAATAACCCGCGTTACCGGAACCAATACAAATGGATTCCGTGCGTACTTTAAAGTTATTGTTACGGGGCACACTGGTGGTGTTGGTAACGGAATCAATATCAAAGAATATTTTTGGGATGGTGGTACTGGCGGAGCAACGCAGATTTCAACCTACACTAACGGGCAAGTGCCCGGCATTACAATTACAAACTCTACGAACTATGTGCTTATCATTAATCTATCTAGTTCTAATGGAGTAAACGGGTTTAATGGAGTAATGAAAGTTGAGTGGATGTTACCAATTGATTTTGCGGCAAGTACGTACACTATTTCTTGAGGCATAAAATGGAACAATATGACGCCAGCGAAGAGGTGCCGCAAGAAACTCAGATGCTACAAGAGTGCTTGAATAATCGGCAGAACGCATACTTGGAAGAACTTGGCGGCTGGCAGCAACAGTTGGATATGATGTTCCACGACTTTGAAAGTTGGCGAACGGCTGTACAGGCTATCAAAGATCGCTATCCGAAACCAGCAGAGGTGACAGAATGACACGCGCAGTTGATCTTGCAAACGTAATTAATGCAGATGGGGTAGCCTTACCGCAGATTGCCAGAAATGGATTATTTTTTACGACGTTTGCTACTCGCACTTCTCAGCAAACTTTAATTGGGGATTCTGGCTGGGTAGACCATTTATCGACCAGTATAACGGTCGCTAAACAGTGCAGTTTGCTGGTGATTTATTCAAGCTCGTCTTCGTTCGAAAGTGGGCCTGTTCAGGGATTTGCACGATTAGTGGTTGATGGTGGAACGATAGGCAATAACTCGTGTTGTGCAAAACAATCCACAGCAAACGCTGCCGGTTCTGGAACAGTGTTTTACGATGTTCAAAATATTGCTGCGGGTGCGCATACGATTAAAGTTCAACTTCGCAACACACAAGGGGGCAGTACTTGGATTACGCCGTACTTTGACGCAGACGGTAATACAGCAAACATTTTAGGGCTTCTATTTTATGCGTGATTTAACTTTACTCTCTCGCGCTATCAGTAACCTGTACCCCGATAATGGGTTTGCATTTGACGGCGATGATATATCCACTTTGCAATTTGCATCCCCCTGCGAGTGGAGTGAAGACGACATCGCTACCGAATACACGCGGCTGCAAGCGGAGTACGAAGCGAAAGAATACCAACGCCAACGCGCAGCAGAGTACCCATCATTCGCTGATCAGTTTGACCTGTTGTACCACGGCGGCTATGACGCATGGAAAGCTGCGATTGATGCAGTCAAGACAAAGTACCCGAAGGAATAAGCCATGCCATTAACACAAGTTCAATCAGGAATGCTGGCAAGCGGTGTGCCTACTAGAGCGCAGCTGCCTGCTGGGTGTATTTTACAGGTTGTGCAAGCGGTGAAATCTGATGTGTTTAACACCACCGCAGGGACGGGGTCGCCTGTAGAAATACCGGGGTTTTCAGCCACGATAACGCCAACGTCTTCGTCTAGCCGGATTTTAATACAGGCAAATTTTGGACAGTTAAGTGCCAGCGGCGATTCTACA